TTATTATTGGTATAAAACAAATACATATAACCCCTTGATTTTACACCACTCGTATTTCCGATAATGATTGCTCTAAATCCTCCATCATTTTCAACTGTAATTTCTGATATTCCTAATTTGTCATTCCACATGACATTATAGATTTTATATACTTCGTTTTGTCTTAATTTGTTATATGCGATCTTAATCTTTTTTGCCAATCCTATATAAGTCATATTATTTCTCCATCCATTATGTAATTATCATCATAATTTTAATACCAATCAATCTGCTTTTTTAATTCTTCTTTAACAATTCTTTGTTTTTCAATAGATAACTCCGAAAATGTTAATCCCATTGCAGAAAGAGCATCTGTATAATCGCAGGTAACACAAGCTTCGTGATTCGCCAACTCAGTTGATACCATTTCTCTGAATGTATCCAAATCATCGGATAGTTTTTCAAACTCATTGTGCAGATGTTCAAAATACTTTGATTCTTCATGAATTATTTTTTCATCTCCCACATAACAAAATGACATCGAATTAAAGAAAGGATGACTTTTCTTTCCTTCTTCAATAGCGTTTTGGTCCTCCTCCGTAATTGCGAACGCAGAGATATAGTCATATCTCATAATCCAATAATTACGAAGAAAATTATTTTTTCTGTTATATTCATCATAAGAGCCTATCGGTTCAAGCAATTCTGCATTAGTAAATAACTTCTTACTTAACGATTTGATATAATATTGCTTTAATCCTTCTTTCCCCTTTTTTTCAACTGTGAGTGAATGGTGTAATTCATAATCATTTGCATGATAAATATGTCTACCATTTTTGAATATCAGAACGGAATATCCAAAATATTCACCAAGCTCCACAAAGAAACATTCATGTTCTTTAATTTCTGTGGTTTCGATTGCCATGTTCTGTGCTTCAGCAAAGGTTATTTTTTCAATTTCTCGAATTGTCATATTAAAGTTCCTTTCTCTCACCACATCTCTTATGAATTGCCTGTACTGCACCATACAACCATCCATTGAGATAATCAATGTTAGGGCAATACTCAGTCAAACTACCCGATTCAACTTGTTCTTTGCTTGTAAATACATAAAACCCACCGTCATACTCAGCCGGAATAATTTTTATGTACTTAAAATTTGCCTTATATGCGTTTAGATTGTCTTTAATTAATTCTTTCATTTTTTCAGTCATTTTTGCCGATTCTGCATTCATAATACGTCACCTTCCTAATATACCAATTCATAAATACCTTTACTGTAATGTTTATCAAACCACTGCCATATATCATATTTTGACGTTCCGGCAGGAAAGCCAAACCACTCTGCTTCAAGACGTTCAGATTCATCAATCGGAACGTCCGTAAACATCTCCCATATTTCTTCTATTTGTGCATCATTGAAGCCATCGCTATCCTTATCTATATCCATAAGAAAATCATCACAGCAACAACTTCCGCACCCATTAAACACTTCCTCATAATGAGATTCTGTAATTTCCACTTCTTGCCCTTCATAAATACATCTATCTACAGTTCTGAAAGCTCCATCGTAATCTCTTTCCATGATGTCAAGAATTTTTGGAAGCTCGCTGTCATCAGTATAAATTCTACCGCAATTATTACATCGTATCATTGCTATACTCCTACTTTCTTTTTAAATAAGCTACAATACATATCAAAAATTTTATAATACCGATAACTGCTAAAAATCCACATGCAGTCAAAATTAAATCCTTCATAAAAATCACTCCTTGTTATGTTGACAAAATAACTATTTATGCTATAATAAGGATAAGCGAGGGGGATTTCTCCCCCTGCCGCTTATAATAAGTGCTTAATTATCCATGCACTTATTACCGAAATGGTTAAGTCAATCAGCCCGCTTGTGATTAAGTTTTTGAGGTTGATTGGCTTTTTCTTTAAATGTTTCGGTCCCCGTCTCCTTCGTTTTCTTCGACTTATCAAAGGCATCGTACTCCTTCCGGTAAATTTGCGGTCATTGTTTGACCGTAAACGTATCGTAGCAGAGCCTCCACCGTTGTCAATATATTTTTTAAAATTTTTCAAATATTTTTCCACCTAACAATTTTTCTTTTTCTGCTCGCATTGTTCTTTGAATTTCAAGAAGTCGTTCCACTCACCCGGTCCAACTTGCCCCTTGCGTTTTCTATCCTCAAAATAATTACTCCAATCTTCATTATCAAAAAGACTTATTTGTTTTGGTGTCAATGCTTCCTGTTCTGATATAACCATATCAAGGTCACGTTTACCATTCGCCCTACCTCTGTATGTATGATAATCAAAAACCCATTCAGGTACGTTATCATTCAACTTGCATTTTGTTATATTAATATGTTCAATTTCGTCCTCGTTCAGCACTCTATCCGGCAACATAAAATTACAAGCAAAGTAACAAGCATCTCGGTTTTTCTTAGCCGTACATAACAGTGTAATTGCTTTAGCAACAAACAAAGGGTCTCTATCGTATCCTTTTCTGTCCTGATTTGCCGCAAGGTCGGCATAGTATAAAGATATAATCTCCCTCGTTATAACTCCGTAGCAATCTTCAGCCGATATAACAATCAGTCTTCTCCAAAGATACTTCCAATACCTACCGAACAATTCCATTGCGGCATATCCGGCAAGTTCATAGTTGCATCTTCGTATAGACTTCTGAAGCATACTTGACATATCGTACATGTTGTGTCCATTTCTTGTTCTTAAATCATAAGACATTTGTTTTCCCTCCTAAAATTCAATCAATTAATATTTAAGATTTTTACATTGTTCAATCGTAGCATTTTCAAGTCTTTCGATGTATTTTTCAAATTCACCACGTTCAATCATGAATCTGAATGTTATACTTTCAAACGGAACATATTCATCCTTAGACTTGTCATACTTCAACGTCCACCATTCATCACCGCCATTCACTTGATTTATAAATATCAAGTCATTATACAAGATACCATTTCTTATCGCCCAGTTTCCATGCTCAAAAAAGACTTTTAAACCTTCTACTGTTTCGGTTCTTGCAAATACATACGGACTGTCCTGTTCAAAAAGCGGGTCATCATCAAATGCCACTCCTCTATTCTTTATCCATATATTCTCCTGACACTTTTTCACTATCTGCTTATGTTCATCCGATGTTTCGGAAATAACACTCCACATTCTCTCTTTTTCCATTTCATCTTCTCCTTTAAATCAACTTCTGATTAAACAACTCATTGCTCTTTCCAATGTTGCAAAACTACTTCCCAATAATTGAAATGCCTTTGTTGCTCGTCTTACTCCAATTTCAAGTATAAAAAAATATAACAATCCATTCTTTAAATCTGAATATACACGCTTATAACTAAGGTTTTGATTCTTAATTGCAACATCTATTTCTTGCTGTTCTTCTTTGGTATAATGATTTTCTTGCATTAATCTGATTCGATATTTTGCTTCATTTTTTGTTAAATTCATAATATCTCTATCCCTCTCCTTTGCTAAAAAACTCATTGTTTTGTGAGTGGTAGACCTTGCCGCTACCACTCAGCTTATCTTTTTTATGCTTCTACTCTGTGACCGTTTTCAAAAATTAAGGTTGTCCAATAACCTGATTTTTCGTAATATGCCTTGTTGCATTCAGCTGTGTTGTCATCATACCAAACAAGTGTTTGTCCGTCTGATAATACCCTTGTTGTGCAACTATATTTTGCACTGTATTCTCTTGCTTCTGTTATTGTCTTTTCTATCATCTTGTCATACATGGTTTTTCTCCTCCTAAAATATCCGTTGTTTTTTGATTACGGACGTATCGTAGCAGTACCTCCACCGTTGTCAAGTGTTTTTTGAAATTTTTTTAATTTTTTTGTTTTTTTCTGTACCGGCAATTTTATTCAAACATATAATCACATGAGCCATCTCCATAAGCCTTGTATAGCCTATAGGCATCCTTTTTTGCAATAGGTGAGATATTGTTTTTACCATTACCCCATTCCGCATATTCAGCCACAAAAAATCTGCCTTCCGCATCACGATACAATTCAACGTGCATACCATATATACATTCGGTATGGCATACAGCATCCGACTTAACCGTATCGTACATTACTCCTTCAACCATTCCCTTTAGCGGGTCACCGATTCCTTTGCGAATTTCAGGTATTACCTGCTTATCATTCTTTGCAAGATATATACTATATCCCATATATCCCAAAGCCTTAATAAAATCCTGTGCTGTCAAATTGTTATTTTTCAGCTTATTAGAAAAATTCGAGCTTGACTGTCCAATATTTTGAGCAATTTCTTTTAATTTTTTATTTTCACGTTTTGCCAAATGTCTTATTACATCTGCTGATGAATCTATCTTCATACCTTATTCCTTTCTTCCTTCAAGATTATCAAATGCACATATCATTTGTTTTAAAATAGACATACATTTCGTACACAGAAATACTGAAATTCTTTCCGGTTGTTCTTCTTGTCGTGCCGATATGTGCCACATATGGTTTGTATCTTTCTTCATTTCTCCACAGCTATTACAACAACAATGCTTTTCATCATCTATTGCTATTCCCACCATGTTTCATCTCACCTTTCAACTGTTCTATAACACAATGAACATCCTTGATAATTTCCGCAACTGTCCACTGCTTCCCTTTTGCAAATGATATAATACCGCTGAAATCGCCATGATGTGCATAATCCCAACCAATAAACCAACCTTGTCCATGTACTTCAGGAAACGACAACATCGACTTGCTATATCTTATCCCACCATGACACTGAATACTGTTTACCGGATAACACTGATATGTACAACCATAAGCTTCATTCTCAATCGGTATTTCTACATATGCACACGGATGCCAACCTAAACTGATTATGTAATACTTAAATCCCTTATATTCTCCACTATCAAGCAATTCTTCTTTGTAGGAACTGCTATATTTCATCTCTTTCATATGCCGTTCTCCTTCCTTAATTTTTTAATCATTATTTGCTTCGGCTATTTCTGCAAACAAATTATGTGTTCCGTTGCAATATTCGCTTTCTTCATCAGATTTTTCATACCCCAACTTTTCAAGTGCATTATATAGAGTATCAAGCATCTTATTTTCTTGATATGTTCCATCAAAAACCTGATGATAGCCATTTTTCTTTCCATCATCGTAAACAGCATAACCTACAAGCAATGCGGTATATTCCGGTTTTTCTGCAAACTTATCTGCAATCTTATCAAAATCAATATTCGCTTTGTCATCTTCTTGTAGTCCTAATTGTGGATATATAGGCTTAAAATCAAACTTTCTCCAGTTTTCATTATTCACTACACTTCCAAGTAACAATCTGAATATCTCGTTCGTTTTATTTTTCAGCCCTGAGCACGACAAAACAAAACTTTTTCTTAATTCGTAATATCTTTCAGACAAAATATCCAACTGCTCAACACACTTTTTCACTTTCTCTTGTCGTATAGATTTCTTCTCGTCATCCTTTTCTTTTTTTCTGATTTCTTCGTCTGTTTGTTTACTGTACAAATACAAATCACCTACAGAATTTTTCGTATAACATAGTTCTTTTCCGGCATATTGATTTTTGCATTTCATTGCCTCCTTGACACTATAAACATACTTTTCGTACTTCATTGTACTGTCAGCTTTTTCTACCTGAATTGCTATTTGGTTTAATATTTCAATCATCTTCTGCTTGTCTGCAATGCTTTTTTCTTTCTGTTTAGCCTTAGATAATTCATCATTAAAATTCTTTGTACCAATGCTATCAAGGACCTTATTTCTGAGTTCTTCATCGTTAATTTCAAATAACTTATCATACTCGCCCAAAGTAACCTGCCTTCCTGCTGTCTTTTCAAAAACCTCACTGTCAAGTGACAATAGACGTGTACGTCTTTTTACAGTACTTGCCGAAAAACCAGTAAGCTCTGCAACTGTTTCAACAGTTTCGCCCAAATCAAGCATTTGTTGCATACCTTGTGCTTCCTCGTAAGGTGTTAAATCCTCACGTTGCATATTTTCTATAAGCATCGTGCGTAATTGTTCTTCATAACTCATTTCACTTATAATACACGGTACTTTTTTCAGTCCAGCCTTTTTAGATGCCGCCAATCTTCTATGCCCGATTATAACAGTAAATCCATAATCTGATTTTCTGCTATTCAATTTTTGTCTTATTTCTTCACTTGGATTTTCTTTATATTCTTGATTTAGCTTTTCCCATTCAGCATCAGTAAGTGTATGTCCTTTTACAACGGTCATATTTTGGAACATTCCATTTTTCTTTATACTTTCAGACAATTCGCTTATATCACCTACATTCTTTCTCGGATTATCCGAATGCGGATATAATAGGTCAATATCTAAATATACAATTTCAGATGTAGTATTCATTAAGCAATCCTCCTTTAAAAATTATCTAACGATATTAATTTTTTTCTTACTGCAAGTGACATTAATGTTCTGTCTTGCGGCATATTGTACATACCACATCCCGTCCAACTGCCATTCCATGTAGTATCATTCGTTTTGTCCACTCCATACGCTATACATTTGTTATACCTACGTCCGTCAAACTCATATTGGCAAAAATTACAACAGTTACGACAAATTGAGCCGTAATTTTCGCCATACTCTTTATACATAGCATATCTTTTAAATATCTTGTTCTTCATTATCATTCCTTCTTTCAATAAAGTTTTTTATATTTTCAGCACATGATGTACACACTTGATGTAATGATGTTCCTACTCGTATTGCCGTACTTTCATCCGGTTCGAGCCACATCATCTGCACCATTACAGGTGAATCAATTTCTTTTCCGCACATTACACAACTCAAATCTTTATTTCCGTTCATGTTTATCCCCTTCTGTTCTTAATTCAAGAAGAATAATTACAAGTAGCGGGACTGCAAATATCAATCCTATGGCACTGAATATCTTCTTAAAACTTGTACTTGCAAATGTAGTTAGACAGTTACATACTAAGCAACCATAAAACAAAAATTTCCTGATAGTTTTTAAATTTCTTATACTTTTCATTGACTTTTCGCTTATCGAACGATATAATAAAAGCAGGCAGGGTGAGAGGATAGCTCCCACCCGCTAAATAAAGCTATTATGATTTGAAAATGTTTGCTACTGTACTTATGATAGTACAAATGGCTATAATGATGTTGATGGCGATCTCAATCATTTTTATTTTTTCATCTCTTGATAGCTTTTTTTGATGCCTGTTTTTACTCCTGCCCATAAGCTATTCACTCCCTTCTTTTGTTTATTCAAGCTATTATTTTTAGCTCGTACCGTTACTATAACTTACCGTGCGGTAAGTTGTCAATAGTTTTTTTGAATTTTTTTGATTTTTATTTTAGCTTACAAAATGTGTTGATTTTACGGCAAAAATGCTTGTTTTTAATACTGATTTTTTTACATTTTAAAGCGAATTGCTTACATTTCGGCATAAAATGTTTGCATTTTAATCAAAAATGATTACATTTAAGTAATTTTTGCACTTGATTACAATTTGGGGTGAATTGCTTACATTTTGGGTGAAATTGTTTACATTTTGACCTTAATTGCAAACAGACTTGTTAGGAAAAATAATAAAAAATTTATGATTTTTCAAGAAAAAATTTCTATTTGTGAAAAAATTATAGATTTAAAAAAACATGATTCATACTTTTTAGACTATATATATATATTAATATATATTAATTATATAATATATATAATCTTATAGATTAACTATATATATAAATAAAAAAAGAAAAATATATAAAAAGAAAAAAAGTTTAATTCAAAAATTGCACATTTTCAATTTGGCAGACATACCACAAAAATATTAC